GAAGGCTCGGGAAACGGCTCTTCTTGCCAATGCAATTTCTGAGGCTTATGCTGCGGTTTCCTGTGAGGATATTCTCGGTTGGTTTTCTGCCGCTGGTTATGTGCATTCTTTCCTGGAATTGCTCTAACGGGGATTTGCTTTCCGACGAATATGCAGAAATCTGGCGATGGTTTGGCGAAACAGCGAATGTGTGCCCGGCCGACATCCGGAATCTGTGTGAACAGGCGAACGGCGAAGAGCTGACGATCTATTTTAACTCGGACGGCGGATCGCTCGTAGCGGGTACGGAAATCTACTCCGTCCTCCGGGCGTACAGGGGAAGAAAGACGGCGCACATCCAGAGCCGTTCCGCATCGGCGGCAACGGTGGCGATGATGGCCTGCGACCGCATTGTTGCGGAAGCGGTTGCGCTGGTCTGCGTCCACAATCCCAGCACTTACACGGTCGGGGATGCGGACGATATGCGGCACACGGCAGAAGAACTGGATAACATCAAGAAGGCGATTCTCAATGCGTATGAACCGAGAATCAAGGTTTCGCGCGAGGAAATCGCGGCATTGATGGACAGGGATATCTGGCTGGACGCCGAAGCGGCCAAGGGATACGGGCTGATCGACGAAATCGTCGGAGAGGCGGTACCGGCGGGGACGATCATCAACGCCGCCGGACGGGTACGGTATCCCACACAGAAGATGATCGACGAATACCGCGCCGCAAAGCAGGGAGACGCAGATGCGGAAAAGGCTGCGAAGGCGTGGCTTGAAAACTACAGATATTAAGACGGAGGTAAATATGCCTAAAATAGATTATTTTGTAGAAATCAACGAGGCAAAAGCCGAAAAGGCTAAACTCGTGGAGCGGTCAGAGCAGATGATTCTGGATAAGAATTATGGGCCTGAACTGAAAGAAGTTCAGAATAAAATCAAGGAACAGGCAGAAAAAATCGACCTGCTTACGAATCAGGCGGCGATTTCTGCGGCAGGCGCGGAGCCGGTGAAGAACCCGGACGGCGTACAGGACGACAAGGACGGGGGCAAGGACAAGCCGCTGAAGGTGTTCAATTCCCTCGGCGAACAGCTTCAGGCAATCCGCAACGCGGCGAAAGGGGAAGTGGACGAACGTCTGATCCGCGTGAACAACGCGATCATGGGGACGAATACGGAAACCGGCGCAGACGGCGGCTATGCCATTCAGGAAGATTTCGCGGGGAATATTCTTGAGTCGGCGGCACAGACGGGCGAAATTCTTTCCCGCGTGGATACCTACACCTGCAGTGCGAACTCCAATTCCGTCCGCTGGATGACGGCAAAGGAAGAAGATATTTCCGACTCCGTGTTCGGCGGTGTAAAGATGTTCTGGGCAGAAGAAGGCGAAACCGTAGAAGCTACGAAGCCGCAGTTCCGTGAAGCGCGTCTGGAACTGGAAAAGATGATGGGATTTGCGTATGCAACGGAAGAACTTCTTCAGGACGCGGCGTTCATGTCCTCGCTGTTCGGCAGAGCGTTCACGATCGGTGCGCGGAGACTGCTGGAAGGCGCGATCATCAGCGGCGACGGCGAAAAGAAACCGCTCGGTATGCTGAATTCCACGGCGACGATTGAAGTGGCGAAAGCTGCCGATCAGGGTGCCGGCACGATCACGGCGGACAACATTTTCGGTATGTGGCAGAGAACACTCCACGAATACCGCAGCCGTCTGGTATGGCTTGCTCATCCGGACGCGGAACTTCAGCTTCAGAAGCTGACTTTCAACGGCGAATCTATCTGGATGCCGGAAGGCGGTCTGCGCGATACTCCGTTCCAGAAGGTTCTCGGACGTCCGGTAATCTATACCGACCACATGTCCGCGCTCGGCACGAAGGGGGACATCATGCTGTGTGACCCGATGAAGTATCTGCTCGTCAAGAAGGGTTCCGTGAAGCAGGACTGGTCCATGCACGTCGAGTTCCTCACGGCTCAGCATTGCTTCCGTGTGATCTACCGCTGCAACGGCAAACCGAAGGTTGACGCGCCGCTGAAGATCAAGAATTCCACGCTCACCCGTTCGCCGTTCGTCACGCTGGCGGCGAGACAGTAAAACGTAGTAACAGGAGGCGCGGAGGATGCTGAATTTTGATGTATTCTGCGCATACGCGAAGATCGACGAAGCGACGCTGGCGATTCCGGAGGAAGAGCAGAACGCTTTGCTGTGTTACGAAGGTGCGATCTGGGCGGCCAAAGGGTGCGGGATTCCGGTGGACAAGCTCGACGAAGAAGGAAACCGTCTGCTTGAACTGTACATCTACGCGCTCGCCGGGCACTATTATGAAAACCGGAACTTCCAGTCCTCCGTGCAGTCCTACACCGGCGATCAGTACACACAGCGCATGATGACGCGGATGCGTATCGCGCTGGAATCAGAGGGGTGGTTCTGATGGCAACAAACAATGTTTATGCGGGGGAACTGACTTCCCGGATCGTCGTGGAGGTTCCCGACACGCAGAAAACCGGGAGGGGCGGTAAAACGGTGACGTGGAAGCCTCTCTTCGGGGAGAGGGTATCGCTTCCGGCGAAATGGCGGACGACCGTGCGGGTTGCCGACACGGTGGATCACGACCATGTGGCGGCGGTGGAATCCGCGACGGTGACGATCCGGAACAACAAGCGGGTCGGTGCGGTCTGCCGTATCCGGCGGATCGGTGACACCGGAGAACCGTGGGATGTTGTCGCCGCTCCGGTGCCGTCGCCGAACCGGATGTGGCTGGAATTCACGGTACAGCGGAAGGCGGCGGCGTTATGATGCCGCGCACCGATGGGGAGCTGAACGAGCTTCTGGTCGCGGCTCTGGAAACCGTTTTGCCAGACGTCTGGGAAGGGGTATACACAGGGAACGATCTGCCGAAGTATCTGACCTTTTCCCATTACGGCCGGGGAATCGTCTACGCGAATGACCGGCCGACGGCGAAGGCGTGGCGGGTGACGGTGACGCTCTGGGCGAAGAACCGGGTGAACGCGGATGCCGAGCGGGACGCGGTCCGGCTGGCGATCTGGCGGGCGTTCGGGGAATATCCCGCCTGCGAGAACGCGACGGACGACGGATGGCAGCAGTATATCTATGAGTTTACGGTAGCCGGAGCGGTGGAAACGGAGGTATACGGTGGCTAAGGTGACGACGAAGACGCTTGCGGGCGGAACATCGTCCGACCGGATACAGGAGTACATTGACGAGATTCCGGTGGATGTGATCGACGAGATGCTGACCGCCGAGGCGGATGTGATCGAACCTGCCATTGCGGATAATGCGGCATCCATGCTGCGCGGTCCGTATGCGGTCGGCGACACGTCCCGTGCCCTTTACCGGAAAAAGCCCGCGAACTGGGGCGGGAGAAAAGGGAACGGACAGCGGCAGATCGCGCTGACGTTCCGCGGTATCCGGAGGGATGATAAATATCATCCGAACGGTACCAGAAACGCGGAGATTGCTTTTGTGAACGAATACGGGAACCGGGGGAATCCCGCGAGACCGTTTGTGCAGAGAGCGATTGACGAAAAAGCAGAAGCGGCCTTCGACAATGCCGAAAAGGTATTTGACGACTGGCTGAAGAAAGAAAAAATGATTTAGGGGAGGTATATATGGCTGAAACCAATCCTGCACTGAACAGTGTAAGAAAAACAACCATGGGCGCGACGTTCCCGTACTGGGCGAAGGTTGCGACGGACGAAACCGGGGCGATGCCGACTTATGAGGGCGGCACGGAATTCTCGGAATTTGTGAAGGTAACGGAAAACCTGCAGAAGGCGGAATCGCAGTTTTATTCCAACGACGCGCTGTCCGAATCGGCGGACGAATTCAAATACTGCGAAATCACGTTTGACAACAAGGGTGTTCCCAACACGCTGAAGGCGGCGCTGTACGGCGCGAAGCTGGACGGAAACCGCATTACCTACGGCGCAGGCGACAACCCGCCGATGGGCGGATTTGCGTTCTACCGCGTGCTTCAGGACAACGGTACGAAATACTACGAAGGTGTGTTCTATCCCCGTGTGAAGGCGTCGCTGACCGGCATGACGTACGACACGAAGGGCGAAAACGTCACCTTCAACGGCGAACAGACCAAGCTGATCGCCTATGCGACGAAGACCACGGCGCAGGAATGGAAGATCGAAGAGATTTTCGCCACGGCAGACGAGGCTCTTGCATGGGTCAAGGAACAGCTCGGCGTTACGGCGTAAGGAGGCGTGAACTATGACGGGCGGCTGTAAATGCAGGCTTGGCGGACGCGAATACTGGCTTGTATATACAGCCGACGCATATTTCGACATCCAGGGCGCGTATGGGGCGGATTTTCTTGAAAAACTCCGTCCCGGTACGCGGGATGCTTACGAAGTGGCGGTCGGCTGTCTTTTGATTTTGGCCAGAGAGGGCGAGCTTTGCCGGAGATACATGGGATATACGGCGGCAGAGATGCTGACGGAAGAGGATGTACGGCGGTGTATGCTGCCGGATTCCATCGTGAAGGTGAAGACCTTAGTAAACGAAGCGGTCCTTGCGGGGCTTCGGGTGGAGAACTCGAAGGCTTCGGACGAACCGGTGGATTTAGGTTTGCTGGAATATGAAAAAAAAACGGTGTTGGACTGAGGCTGTCGGATTTTCTGATTATGGCTTCGCTCTGCGGGATGTCTGTGGTGGACGCCAGACGGTGCCGGATCGGGCTGGTGTTTGAGATGTTTAACAGCCGTTACCGGAGAGAGGAGGAATAAGTGGCTACACGAAACGTGACGACCGTCTTCGCGGTACAGGGTGAAAATGAGTACCGGAAGGCGGTTCAGAACATTAATCGGGAAATCAAGGAAGCCAACTCGGAACTGAAACTACTTGCAGAACAGTACCGTGGGCAGGAAGATTCCTCGGCGGCACTGCAAGACAAGCTGAAGGCACTAACCGATCTGTACGGTAAACAGGCAGAAAAGGTCGGGAAGATTGAAGAAGCACTCGGAAACGCGCAGGATGCCGCTGAGAAATACGCGAACAAAGGCGCGGAACTGCGGGACAAGCTCCAGCGGAACGCCGAGGAGATGGCGAAGCTCGCGGAAGCCGGGCAGAAAGCATCGGATGCCTACAAGAACCTGCAGGAAGAAGACGGAAAACTTGAAAAGGCTCTTGCAGACAATGACGCGAAGTATGACGCGGCACAGCGCGGGGTTTCCGACTGGAGAATCAAGCTCAACGACGCTAAATCGGAACTGCTGAAGACCAAGACCGCGATGCAGGAGACCTCCGGAATGCTGAGCGGGACACTGGTACCGGAATTTGAGGAATCGGAAGACAAAATCCGGAACACCGGGGATGCCTTCGGGGATTTCCGGAGCAAAGCGGAAGAGAACATGGATGCGGTTGCATCGATTGTTGCGGCTGCCGGCATCGACCAGGCATTTGAGAAGGTCTGGGACGCAATGCAGGCGTGCATTGACAAGTCGATGGAATTTGAATCGGCGATGACCGGGGTATTCAAGACCGTTGACATGACACTGGAGGAAGAAACACAGCTTGCGGCAGATATCCGGCAGATGGCGGAAGAAATTCCGGTATCTACGACGGAAATTGCGGGGGTTGCGGAACTTGCCGGACAGCTTGGTATTTCCAATGAAGCTCTGCTGGGATTTGTCGAGACGATGGTCATGCTCGGCACGGCGACAAACCTGTCTGCGGAAGAGGCGGCAGAAGCTCTGGCAAAGTTTGCGAACATTGCAGGGACGGAAGAAAGCGATTACGGACGGCTCGGTTCCGTGCTTGTCGGACTCGGCAACAACTTTGCGACGACAGAAGCGGACATCATGAATATGACGACCAGACTGGCGTCGACAGGTTCAGTACTCGGTCTGACAGAAGCGGAGATGTTCGCAATTGCGACGGCATTGTCTTCGGTCGGTATCGAAGCGGAAGCGGGCGGGTCGGCGATTTCCAAGCTGATGAAGGACATCGAAACGGCGGTGGTCGGGTACGATGCACTCGCCGAAGCAGAAGAACGAACCGGCTTATCGCTTGAGAAGCTCATCAGCACCTCAAAGGGGCTGGAAAACAATGATCTGAAAAACGTTGCACTTGCCGCCGGATACGGTACAACCGAACTTCGGAACATCATTGAGGCGGGGGAACTTCTCGAGAACCTGTCGGAGGTTTCCGGAAAGACCTCGGAAGAATTCATCAGGGCGTGGGGCGAGAATTCCGTATCCGCGCTCGAAGATTTTCTCGGAGGACTGAAGGACATTGACGAAAACGGCGGCAGTGCTGTCCAGACGCTGGAGAACCTTGGTTTTACCGAAGTACGGATGTCCAATGCGATTCTTGCGCTTTCGCAGTCGGACGGACTACTCTCGGAGACTCTGCGAATCGCAAATGAGGCGTGGGATCAGAACATCGCGCTGACGGATGAGGCGGCGAAGCGTTTTGAGACGACCGAAAGCAAGGTGCAGATTCTGAAGAATTCCATGGATAACCTGCTGATCGCGGTCGGGGATGATTATCTGACGACGCTGGAGCCGGTGATCGAGAAACTGACCGAACTGACGCAGACGCTTTCGGACGATGCGGCGGACAGTCCGGCACTGGCATCCACGCTGGCCGGGATCGGCGGTGCGCTCGGCGGTCTGGCCGGACTGACAACTGTTGCAACGGGAATCAAGCTGGTATCCGGTGCACTGTCAGCGTTCGGATCAGCCGGAGGGATTGCGGCGGTCGGGGTATCGGCACTGACAGGGATCGCGGCAGGTGTTACGACATACGTTACCAATGCAACGGCAGTATCCGAAGCGGCACAGGAAGTCATTGATAAAAACGACAATCTTGTTGAAGCATACAAGAAAAGCAAGGAAGCCTATGAACAGGAGATGGGCGCGGTCGATCTGAACCGGCAGGAGATCGAGAAGCTCATCGAGAAGGTAGTTGCTTTATCCGATGAGGCAGAAAAAACACCTGCGGACGAGGCAATTATACAGGGTGTTGTCGATCGGCTGAACAAGCTTCTCCCGGGACTGGGACTGACGTATGACGGCGTAACGCAGAAAATCAATCTCACACGGGAGTCGATGCAGAGGTTCGCGGAGGAAGCAGAAAAGACAGCGAAACTGGAGGCATTTGAACAATACCTCGGAAAACTCAGCGGACAGCAGGCCGCGCTGGAAGTTCAGCAGGATATCACGAACCAGAAAATCAGTGAAGCACAGGAAAAACTCGACGAAGCCGCGAGAGCAGTGGAAGAATACAGCGAAGGGACAAGTCTTCTTCAGAAGATTCTGGACTATACCAATCCATCCTTTGTGGATCTGAAACTCGCCGAGGAGCAGGCAAAAAACGAACTTGAAAAACTCACGGAATCCCAGACAGGGATTCAGGATGCGCTGAAAAACACGGAAACCGAACTGGCGGCGACACAGGAAGCGTTTGATCTGTATGTTGAAAAGCTCGGACAGACTGCCGAGACAGCACACGAAGCCGGGAAAGCGACTGCAGAAGGATATGCGGACGGCATGACCGAAAACAGCGATGCTGTAGAAGAATCTGCGGTTGAACTGATGGATACGGCTTCGGGGGCATTACAGAACAACGATGCCCGTGGGGCAGGTCAGGACTTTGCGGGAGGTTTCGCAGAAGGAATCGAGGACGGAAAAAGCGGTGCGGAAGCGGCAGGGGCGGAACTGGCCCGTGCGGCGGAACGTGCGATGAAAGCGGAAGCGGCGATTGCCTCCCCGTCGAAGAAAGCGTTTGCACTCGGACGGTTCTGGGGTGAAGGGTTTGCCGGAGGTATTGCAGGTTCTGAGGCGGATGTAGACGCGGCGGTACACAGGTTATCCACACAGCTGGACATTGCACCGGAAGTGGCGGATCGTGTTCGTGCGGCACAGGCGGAAATCGGGAAGCTGTCGTTCGGAGAGGGATTCGCGGTCGATGCGGCGGCGCAATACCGGAACAGCATGGCGCAGATCGGACGGATGGCGGCACAGGCCAGTTCCGGTGCGGCGAACGGTCAGCCGATGGAAATCACGAATGTGATCCAGCTCGACGGACGGGTGATCGCGCAGTCGGTATCACGGACGCAGTACAATCAGAACCGGACGGTTCTGCGGACAAACGGAATCAAAAAATAGGGGAGGTGGTGGATTTGTATCATGCAGGACTGCATTAATATTTACAACGGCGGAGTGCTGGCGGTATCCATTGATCAGGTGATTGATTCGCTGTATTCCGACCGGATTACCGGGGAACTTACGCTTTCCTTTACGTCAAAAGTGGAGAGGATCCCGGAGATCACGGGAGATACACTGATCGAGTTCCGGGGACAGTATTTCCGCGCGGTACAGGTACAGTACAGTGCCGCGGACGGAGAGTTTCTGCTGACGGTTTCCTGCGAACAGGAGACGATGACTCTGGTGGACGACGAACTGCCGTTGTTTGAATTCAGCGGTACTCCGGGGGCTGCTCTGGCTTCGCTTCTCTCCGGTACGGGGATTTCCGGAACATCGGAGTACACGGATACGATCCAGTTGAAAGAAGAGAACACAAACCGGCGGGCGGTGATGATTGTGATCCGCGGAATGGCCGGCGGCGAAATCGAATATATCGGACATACGGTACGGATTGTGAAGCACCGTGGGCGAACGGAACCGCGGAAGCTGATCGGACTTATGCAGTGCACGGACATTGCACGGAACGTTGATCTGCAGACCGGAACCGAATCGTTTGAAATCACCGGATGGAAGCCGGGAGATTTTGGTGTCGGTGACGAAGTTATACTGGATTTCGCACCGCTGAACACGAACACACAGCGGAGAATTATCGGAATATCGTACAATCCGTTCAACTGCACATCGGTTTCGGTGGAGGTTGGGGATTTTGTGCCGGATATTCTGGACAGTTACAGGGAGGTGATCGAGGACAGCGAGGAAGCGAACGGCAGGCTTGACAAGATCGACGAAGAGATTGGCGACACGGTAAAGAAAAGCGAACTTTCCGCAGGCATTGATACATATATCAACGAAGAACGCGGACGGGCATCTATTGTTGCGGCACTGAAGGGGACGTATGTGGAACCGGATGCGCTGATGGGGTACACGAAGAAAGCGGAACTTTCTGCAGAGATCGGCGCGTACATCGACACGGAATCCGGTACCGCGAAGATCGTGAACAAGCTGACGGGGACGTTCGTAAAGACGGATGCTCTCGGAAACTATGTAGCGAAGAGTGATTTGTCGGCCGGTATTGAGTCCTACATCGACACAGCGGCAGGGACTGCGAAAGTGGTTTCAGCGGTTTCCGGTACCTATGTCACACAAGCCGGTCTGACAGGGACTCTTGGAGACTACGCAAAGAAGGGCGATCTGCCGGACGTTTCCGGATATGTGGAAAAGACGGAACTTTCTGCAGAAATCGGTGCGTATATCGACACGGAAAGTGGAAAGGCAAAAGTGGTTTCGGCGGTATCGGGGACGTATCAGAAGAAATCGGATATGTCCGGCTATGTCAAGACGGCGAACCTGAACACATCGATCGGGCAGTATATTGACAGTTCAACAGGGAAGGTAAAGATTGTTTCTGCCTGTTCCGGAACCTACCTCACGCAAAGTGATTTGTCTGGGTATGCTTTGAAAACAGCCGTGACGACAGAAATTTCCCAAGCAGTATCGCCGTTGGAAGGAAAAATTTCGCTGACTTCCGCTTACGGGAGCGGTACCATCGGTTCGAACGTGCGTGCGCTGCTGACGCTGGTGACAAATCCGGACAGCAGCAGCATCAAACTTTCGGCCGACGCGATATCCCTTGTCGGCACGGTGTACATGAAATCGTCGGATTATGTAGCGGCGGGAACAACGATGATCAAGGGATCGAAAATCCAGACGGATGACCTGTATCTCAAGCAATTGCGGGCCTCCAACGGAGATTATATCATCGACTATTATGGTTCCACGCTGGCGATTGGCGGCGGCACAGGAATTACAACAGGCAGTTTTGCGAATTTCAGCTATATTGATATGATGGCAAGCACTGCGATCCGGATAGGGGTCACTTCTGCTTATGTGACGTTTGTTTACGAAAGCGGGACGTATACTTTGCGGGCATACGATTCGAGCAAAATTTTCTATATCGGCAGTTCGGTGTATCCCGTGGATGCCATTTACTGCGATACACTATATGTAGACGGAAAAAGTGTAACCGGCTCGGCCTCCGATTCCAGTTCTTTGAAGGCGACGGATATCAAGGCGGTATATGCGGAAAGTTCGACCACAAACCGGCTGACACTGAATTCGTCCAACTATTTTATTCCGGGAAATTCTTCGGCATATTACCTCGGTTCGACCGTTTATCCGTTCCGGGGGCTGTATCTGGGTACAAGTTCGTATTATTGGGTGATGGACGCAAACGGAATCATTCCGAATTACAAGACTTCATCGTATTTCAATATCGGTTCCAGCACGAAACCGGTAAGTACAATTTACGCTACGGCGATTTATCTGAACGGTACGGCACTGACGGCATCGGGTTCAAGTTCAGGAAGTACCTCCGCAGATTTTTCCGGAAAAGCGGTGAAGCTCGGCGGGAGTACGTCCTATTATATTCAGGCGACGACTTCGCGGCAGCTTTGTCCGAATACATCGTCTACGTCCTACCCGTTCTATCTGGGCACCTCCGTTTATTACTGGCACTATGCGTATATTGGTTCCGTAGAGACCCATATCGGTGATGACCAATATTCCAAACTGGGCTTTTTCGGAAAGACGGCAGTCGCGCGGCAGACGGTATCCAACACCGCAACGGTGGCGACGCTGATTACGGCACTGAAGGCATACGGGCTGATCTATTGAACGGTCGGCAGAAAGGGAAACAATATGGCTATTAACACGACAATCGGAACGCTGGCAGATGCGTCTGCGGCACTGAGAAAACTGGCAGTACAGGAACTTCCGCTGAAGACGGCTTTCCGCCTGACGCAGGCTATCCGGAAGGCTGACGAACACATGGAGTTTTATGAAGAACGTTACAATGCACTCCTGAAGAAACATTGTGAACGGCGGCATGAGGACGGGCAGGATCGCTGGTATCCGAAAAGTACGGCAGAACGTGCGGCTTTTGAAGAAGGGCTTACGGAACTGCGCGCACTGGAAGTGGAACTGGAGATTGCAGAACCGTGTGTGATTACAGATGCGGAAGAAATAAAGATTTCCTGTGCAGACATGATTGCACTTGAAGCACTGGTGAAATTTGAATTAACGGAGGACGAAAACAATGGCTAAGAAAAATGAAACGGTAAAGGGTGTAAGCTACAGCGGCAGTCAGAGAGTGGCTGTTGTGGAACAGAAGGTATCCCGTGCAGACGACGCGGCACATCTGGGGGGACTGTATTTCCGGATGAGTGATTTTTACAGACGTCTGGAGATGGAGATTCCGGAAGACGAGAGGGTGTTGATTCTCGCCGATCTTGCGGAAGTGGAAGCGGAGATCGAAGAATACCGCGGGTATCTGAACGGATACGGCGGATAATGACCGGGAGGACGGGATGAAAGAAATCCTTATTCGGGTAGCGGACAAGCTGCCGAAGGTAGTTTCGATGACAGGAACAGCGGTGAGAGATAACCGGTACCGGCTGACGTTCGAGTTTGACAACGAGTGGCAGGACGGCTTGAAGACGTATATCATCGCGGACAGCCGCGGCCATTTTGTTCCATACCCCTCAGAAGAAAACCATATCGATGTTGAACTGGGAGGCTCCCATGTAATCAATGTCGGGGTCATGCAGGATATACTGGCAACCTCGCGTCCCTGTCAGATTTTTCTGGAGGAATCGATCCGACAGAAGATGAAAGACGAAATCCCGCCGCCGGAGCCGGATGTATGGACCTACATCACCGAACAGATTCGGATACTGGCTACCGAAAAACTGTCACCGGTACAGAAAGCTGAGGATATGACTCAGGAGGTCGGTGTCGATCCGAACGGACGTTTGTGGACAAATCCGGGCAGCGGAGGGATTACCCAAGAAACCGACCCGACGGTGCCTGCCTGGGCAAAGCAGAAAACAAAACCCAGTTATACTGCCAGCGAAGTAGGTGCATTTTCCGAAGAAGCTGGTTCGGAACTGGGGAATTATGTATATCGGTTGTTTCTGGCAACATACGATCAGACGACGTTCGCAGAAATCAGAAGTGCACATCGGAGAGAAAGACATGTTCTGCTGCGGCATCCTGATATAGGAACAATGCCGATGGCAGCCTGTACAGTTGAAGGCGCGGTGTTTTTCACTGTAAACGAGTTCGGGACGATACGGATAGCGCATGTTAACATCAACGATGACTGGTACGTCAAAATTATAAAACCGGAGATGACGGAGAACCGTGAGAACACGCTGTCCAACTCTGCCACCAACTACCCGAGCAGCTATGCCGTCACACAAGCAATCGCTGCGCTGAACACTGTATCTTCTCTTGTGTTTGATACAATCGAAGAGATGGATCAATACATTGCTGAATTCGGGGATCGTCTGAAAGTCGGGCAGAGTCTTTATATCCGGGCATCGGATGTACCGGATTATTGGTGGGACGGAACTGCCGCACTGCCGATGGAATCCGGTGGTTCCGGACAGCCCGGCGCGGACGGATTCAGCCCGTCGGCTTCGGTTGAGCAGACGGACGACGGTGCGGTTATCACGATCACAGACAAGGACGGCACGACGACGGCGACGATCACCAACGGACAGGACGGACAGCCCGGACAGGACGGCGAACCCGGCGCGGACGGGACATCCGTCACCGTGACCGACGTACAGGAATCCACGGAGGACGGCGGGAGCAACGTTGTCACTTTCTCAGACGGAAAAACGCTGAATGTGCGGAACGGGAAAACCGGCGCGAAAGGCGATCCCGGCAACGATTATGTCCTTACCGAAGCCGACAAAGAAGAAATTGCGGGGATGATTCCCGGCGGGGGTTCCGGCGGCTCGGCGGGGGTTGTGATTTTTTCGGTGCTGTACACCGACGAACAGGCTTCCCTCCTGGAGGCACCTGTGGTATATCCCACAGGTGCGGACATGGATACCCTGCTTGCGGCGGGACAGGTGCAGATGGTGATGTTTACGCCGTCTGACAGCGAAGATGTGCCGACAAAGTTAGGCGTTCTATTGCCGATGAATGTGGACGTTGGTGGTCAGACCATCCGGTTTGCAGGCACAATCACCGGCAAGGACGGGAACGAGGCGGTGATGGCGGAACTGCACACCGGCACGGGAGAGATCACGGTTATGCCGATAGTGCAGAACTCCGCAGGTTCCGGCTCATCCGGCGGGGGCGGGGTTGTAACAATCACGGACAACGGTGACGGGACGTACAGCAGTTCACACACTCCGGCGGAGATTGCGGCAATGGCACAGACCGGCGCGGTTGTGGCAGTGGTTAACGATTTTATATACTGCAACCTATTTGTATCAGATGAAGGTGCCATGATCTTCGCGGGTTCTATGCCCGTGGAGGATGAAGTGGGCATTTCGATTCTGAGTTATATGCTTACAGTCACCAACGAGGGAGTTACTCTCGCGCAGACAACAACTCCGATCGGCGAAATGCACGGTGCGGATACGGAAAACGACGGCACAGGCGGCACGGTTCCTGCACCGGCTGCCGGACAGCAGGACGCGGTACTTCACGGCGACGGGACATGGCGGGCGGCACTGTCCGAAAATGATAAGATGGAGCTTGTGACCCGTGTGCTTGAAAAACTGCCGACTTGGGAAGGGGGCACATACTGATGGGAACCAAAAAAGTAGTGGACGCGGATCAGCTTGACGGGGCGATGACGGCGACGGCGGATGCGATCCGGATGAAATCCGGCACACAGGCGAAAATCCTGTGGGAACCGGAACAGGGGTTCATGTCGGCGATCAACGCAATTCCGTCGGGCGGGGGTTCGATGCCGTCGGTTTCGCCGAAGGAAGTCAATTTTTACGACTACGACGGGACTTGCCTGTATTCCTACACCGTCGATGAAGCGGCGGCGTTGGAGGAAATGCCTCCGCTGCCGGAGCATGACGGTTTGATCTGTCAGGGATGGAACTGGCCGCTGTACAAGATCGCGGCGATGGGACGGGCGGTCAACGTCGGGGCTATGTATATCACGGATGACGGGAAGACCCGTGTGTATATCACCCTGCATGAGGGGCGCACGTCGCCGTTGTTAGGATGCTGTCCGAACGGGACGGTCACGGTGGACTGGGGCGACGGGACGGAACCGGATGTGCTGACGGGGACATCCACAAGCACGGTACAATGGACACCGAATCACGAATATGCCGCGCCGGGGGATTATGTGATTACGCTGACCGTGGACGGGAAGATGGGGTTCTATGGGAGTTCGACAACGAACCAATACAGCGGAATTCTGCGGCATTCCAGCGTCGCAAATACAGTGAACCGGGTGTATCAAAGCGCGGTGCAGAAGGTGGAGATCGGCTCCGGCGTGACATCCATCGGCAGCTATGCGTTCTATAACTGCTACAGCTTGGCATCAATCACCATTCCGGGCGGCGTGACATCCATCGGCAACACTGCGTTCCGGGGCTGCTACAGCTTGGCATCAATCACCATTCCTGACGGCGTGACATCCATCGGCAGCAGTACGTTCTACTTCTGCTACAGCTTGGCATCAATCACCATTCCTGACGGCGTGACATCCATCGGCAACTATGCGTTCTCTGACTGCTACAGCTTGGCATCAATCACCATTCCGGGCGGCGTGACATCCATCGGCAACAATGCGTTCTATAACTGCTACAGCTTGGCATCAATCACCATTCCTGACGGCGTGACATCCATCGGCAGCAGTACGTTCTATAGCTGCTATGGCGTGCGCTACTACGACTTCACACGCCACATCGCCGTTCCGACGTTATCCGCAACAAGCGCATTCTCAGGCATCCCCGCAGACTGCGAAATCCGTGTACCTGCGGCACTGGCGGAAGAATGGAAAGCGGCGACGAACTGGCCAGCCTATGCTGACAAAATCGTGGGGGTATAACATGATTATCACAAAGTTTTTTAAAACCCGACGCGACGGCGTGAACCTGTACCGGACGTATTCCGACGCAGGGCGCACCGTTGTCCGTGAAGACGGCGCGGTGTTCGACGAGGCTGTGGACGTGGAAAACAGCGTCCACAGCTATACTGAAGGGGAACCCCTGCCGGACGAGGAAATCACGGCGGAGGAAGCACTGGCGATTATCACAGGAGGTGCGGACGATGAAACGGAGTGACGCGGTAAAACTGCGGACTGCCATTGAGACGGCGGCGGTTTCGCTCGACGACAAGGTTGCATCGACGGCGGCGGCACTGTTTCCCCGGCTCAGGGGCGACGGTGCGCTGATTCCGGCGGGAACGCGGATCAACTGGCGCGGCACGGTCAAACGTGCGGCGGCGGATTTGTGGGACACGGCGGAAAACGACCCGGATCGCGCGGCGGATTTGTGGGAAGATATCGAATACCGGGACGGATACCGGATCATCCCGGATGTTATCACGGCGGCGGGTGCGTTTGCGCTCGGTGAATGCGGATGGCGCGGGGACGTGCTGTGGCGGTCGGCGATGGCGGCGAACGTGTACACGCCGGAGCAGTATCCGGCGGGATGGGAGATGATGCAGACATGACGGTAGAAATCACGGTACTGATCGCGGTGATCGGGTGTGCGTTGTCCGTGGGGACCTTTTTCGTGGGACGGATGACGGCGGCGAAGAACGACGGACGTGAAAACGGACAGGTATTGACGGAACTGGGCTATATCAAGAAGGGGATCGACGGACTGGAAAAGGACATCAAGGAAATCAAGCGGCAGTACACCGATCTGGATGTGCGGGTGTCCAAACTGGAAGAAGCGATCCGGATTTATCATAAGGAGGGCGTATGATCTACAGTGGAAAATTCAAGGTAACATCCCCGTTCGGTCGGCGCACGCTGAACGGGAAACCGGACGATCACAAGGGGATTGACGTGGTCGGCATCACGGACAAGCACGTCTGCGCGGTTGCCGGCGGACAGGTAGTAACATCCAAGATCGTGACGGACAAGTCCAACCGGACGTGGGAATGGGGGAATTTCGTCTGCATCCTCGGCGATGACGGGCGGATGTACTATTATTGCCACCTGAGCAAACGTCTGGTATCGGTCGGACGGCGTGTGGAGGCAGGTCAGCACATCGGGATTGAAGGGAATACGGGGTATTCCTTCGGTAGCCACTGTCACTTCGAGGTGCGCGAGAACGGCGTGAGCATTGATCCTGCGCCGTTCCTCGGGATTCCGAACAAGGCGGGTACATACGGGACGGACTGGCGTGCGGAGGTACAGAAGAAGTTCGGCCTGTCGAAGGATACGATGGCGTATCTGGACAAGTACAAGTATGCGGCCGACCTGTACCGGAAGCTGGGTGACGGCTGATGCGGTGGCTGAAGAAGCTGCTGACGGTGGTGTTGGTGTACATCGCGGTGTATCTGCCGTATGTGGTACTGATGCAGGCTCTCACCGGCTACGACTACACGGGCGCGTATGCGGCTGTGACGGGGGTTGGCGCGGTGGAGCTGATCGTCGGCGGGATGATAAAAATCGCGGAAGCGAAGGAAATGAAGAAGAACGGGATAACCCCGCAAAACAACGAAATTATTGATACGGAGGAATACCATGAAGTATAAAGAAAATGAGGTAATTAAACTGAGTGCGGAAGAGCTGGCGAAACGCGATACGCCGGAGGCGGTGGAGGAATACATCATCGAACAGGCGGATGCGGCGAAACTGAAGTCTGGGACGGTGATCGACTGGAAGCAGAAGCTGTCCAGCCGGAAGCTATGGGCGGCTCTGGTGGGCGTGATCGTCGGGATCGCGGCGGCCTTCGGAATCACTGAAAACGAATATGCTCAGATTGTGGGCGTGGTCGGATCGGTGGTATCCGTAATGAGTTATATTTTCGGCGAATCCGCTGTCGATGCGGCGAGGGCTACCGGAAACGCGAAAGTGGATGCCGCAAAGGAACTGACGGACGTATGGTTTCACAACGACACCGGGGACGGCGGAGATTCCGTCCTTAAATAGGCGTGAGAGGGGGATTGGTATATGGAACAACCCCTACATGACGCGAAAAAGAAAACGATTCCCGAGCTTGGAGAACCGGAGAAAATCGAGGCGATGATCCGGAAATGTGCATTGGAACCACGGGATTTGGAAATTCTGCGGAGGGTACATCTCCGGCATCAGTCGCAGGTTGAGATTGCCGTAGCAATGAATATGTCCGTGGAGACGGTAGGACGGCGGTACCGGAAGGCGCTGAAGGTACTGCACATGATCGCACAGCGGTATGTGGGCATCTGAGATGACAGAATTCTGACAGAATGTCGGCAGTTTGTTGACAGTTTCACCTCCCCTTTCTGTGATATAATACAGTCACAGGAAGGGGAGGTGTTCTTCTTTCCTGAATACATTCGGAGGTGAGTCCGATGGGCGAATCATTTGCGTTTCAGGGGTTTACCGCATCCAGTACGCTGATGTGCATCATCGACGGTGAATCCATCATGCAGGTGGATTATCTCGGGAACCGGAAAGTGGTCGGGAAGACGGTCGAGGCTTACAGCGAACTGGAAGCGACGACCACGGAATATTACAACAAGCTCGTAGAGCTTGGCGTGATCGTTCCGGCGAAGACTCCGGAAGACATGATGCGGGAGATGCAGAAAAACATGAACGATATGGCGAGCGTTCTTGCCGCGCTGACAGCCGAGATGAGGGAGATGAAGAAGAATGGATGTGAACGCAATCCTGCAGACGGTCGCGAAGATGTTCCCGTCTGTGAATCTGGGGCAGGCGGTTGACAAGGCACAGGAAGCCATGAACGGCGTACCGGACACGCTTGAGGGGGTATCTCAGGCGGCGGCACGGATGGGCATCAACCGCACGTTTGTTGAGAACATCTACAGCAGATACGGTACCACGGCACAGGCGAAAGCGATCTGCCGTATGTTAGGTACCACACCGGAGGCATTGAAGGCCGATGCCGAAAAAATTGTGGGAGGCGGGGGTTCCGCATCCATACCGGCGGCACGGTCGGCAGAGGTACCGCAGTCCGGTGCAAACACCAAGAAATTCCCGCGGCTGAAATAAGTGGCGAGAATTAATATATTTGAAAGAGGTGAGTTTATGAACGACACGATGAGCGGAATGGGCTGGTTCCCGATCCTGTTTGTTATCATCGTAATCTGGGCGATTTTCGGAGGCGGTTTCGGATTCAACCAGAACCGCGGCTGGAACGGCGACTGCGGATGCGGCAGGGTGTCCAACTGTGAAGTAGAACGTCAGGGCATCATCGACAGTGCGCGCACGCAGTACATGGTCGAGAATACCGCGCGCAACACGCAGGAGTATCTCGGCACGAAGATCGACTACTACGAGTACCAGAATCTGCGCGATGATCTTGCGAAGGAGCGCAGCAAGAACATGGTACTGGAAAACCGTATCTACAGCGATGCGATGTTCAACGGTCTGTCCAAGCAGCTCGGCGACTGCTGCTGTGAATTCAACAGACGTCTGGACGGCATCGAGGGACGGATGCTGACGAAGCCTCCGCTGTCCGGTGTGGCGGCGACCTGCGGCGGTCAGCTCGTTCCGGCGGGGTTCGGTTACGGCTACGGTTACGGCGGAGGTACCGTAATCGCATAAAACACAGTGGTGCGGTAAGGCATCCGAACAGTTACGGGAGGATGGCAGACGCTGTCCTCCCGATTTTTTATAACAGGAGGTAGGATATGTTACAGCTTATCAACACGAACACGGTTGCACTGACTGCGGGAGATGCGCTTCCGGCGGGTGTGGACTTCAACACGAACCCGAACATGCTGGGGTATGATACCGGCACAAGTGAGATTATTTTCCTTCAGCCGGGGATTTACAAGGTGATCGCGCAGGCGGTATTTGCGGCAACGGCGGCGGGGCTGAACACGATCGAAGGCTTTGCGGGTACTGCGGCGGTTCCGGGAATGGTATCACAGTTTGAAACGACTGCGGCAACGCAGGAGGCGACGTATGTACTGCAGAAAAACGTGAGGGTGACCACGGCGTTTCCTGGGGCGTTTGCGCGGCTGAAGTTTACCGTAGATGTAGACGGTGTGCAGAGCAATCTGCTGATCACCGTCGAGAAAATCCGCTGAGGCAGACATGGCACGCGGCGGGATTGAGCTGCTCCTCGGGGTTGCGCTGGGGTATCTGGCGTTTACCGAGGAGGGGCGGGTCATGGGAAACAAGATGGCGGATGCGGCGGTAAAGGGTGGAAAAGCTATGCTCCAAAACTATGTAAAGAAGGGGATTTCCGGAGTGCCGGTGCAGACGCAGAAGGAGGAGAAACATGAAGATCATTAAGAAGCTGGTCAAGATGATCGACGAGGAGTTGGCCGACGCGAAGAAATATGCCGAGTGCGCTCTGAAGATGCGGGAGGAGTATCCGATGCTCGCGAATGTGTTTTATAACTTATCCATGGAGGAGATGAAGCACATGAACATGCTTCACGCGGAAGTGGTGAAGGTAATTGAGGCATACAAGAAGGAAAAAGGGGAACCTCCGGCGGCGATGCTGGCGATCTGGGAGTACAAGCATGAGGAGCACATTGAGGCGGCGGAGGAAGTTTCAGTGATGCAGGCGATGTTTAAGAAGGTATAGAAAAAGCGAGGGCGGAAGCTCTCGCTTTTTGTGTGGTATAGTGATAACATATATCATTAATGCTCATATACATATAACAACAAATGTTATATGTTATATTTTATAAAAAATTTGCAGGGATATAGGGGTGTCCTCCCACCTGCCGCGGGTGCTTTTGGGGCGGTTATATTTTATAATCGTTATAACACTTTTTAACATACTATTGATTTCTTTTGCGGGGGAATCCGGATTGCGGATAATATCAATACATTTTTGCATAGATGCGCAGAAAACAGAGTAGTCGTTTTCTGTTTTTTTATTGGATTCGATTTTTTCAATTTCGGCGGTTACATTTTTTATTCGTTCGTTTACTTCCGCACTTCGTTCCAAAAATACCTCTTCGGAGTATATACCGCGTTCGAGCAATTCAAACTGGCGTTTCTGCTGTTTTTGGAGTTCTGCGAGTTCCTTTTGATAGATTTCGGCGGTAGGATCAGATGCAGCGGCATTAGAATTTTTTTCAATTTTCTGGCGGTATTCTTCGAGGGTGAATTGCATGGAACCGCAGATATGTTCCAGCAAGACGGAAAGGCGGACGGAACGTGTGGTACAATCAGCAGAGGCACAGAGGATGAATGGCTGGGAATCGTGATCGCCGAAACGGTAGGTCATGGATTTTCCGCATACGCCGCATTTTACTAATCCTGCGAGCGGGTTGACGATATCATAATTTGCTCGGACAGCAGGGTGGGCGCGCGATCGACGGATTTCCTGTGCAAGAGCAAATGTTTCCTGTGTGATAATAGCCGGGTGACGTGCATCGGCGCAGATATAGTCCCCTTCTTCGGACAGTCTGCGGCGGGTGATGATTTTTCCATCGGAAAACTCTTTCGTTTCTTTTTGACGTTGCCATGTGATTTTTGATATATATAACGGATTGACGAGGATTCCTTTGACTGCGTAATTTGTCCAGCGGTCGGATTTTCGGGGTTTTACACCCAAGGTATTCAGACGTCTGGCGATTTCTGTAGGACCGGCGTGCTCCGGCCCGGTGTACAGTTCATAGATCAGCCGGACGACGGCGGCTTCCTCTTCGCAGATTTCAAGGGTAGGACGTTTATCTACATACACACGGCGGTAGCCGTAGGGATCGCCGGAATAGATGTAGTTTCCTTCAAGTACACTCTGACGGCGGCCGCGTCCCATGATTTTTTTGATGTATTCAAGGTAGTCGTTGCCGTGCATGATTTCCATCTCAAAAAATTTCCGGTCATACTCATCGGCGACGTTGTATGTGCGGATGGGCGTGACAATCAGGCAGCCGGTGTATCGGAAGAGGGCGGACAATTCTCCTACGTCGGACAAATCACCGCGGGAAAGACGTTGAAGGTCTACGCAGATCACGGCGTCGATTTCTTTGTTCTGGATCAGCCGGATGACGTACTGCATCACCGGACGGGACGCGATAGTCTCGCCGGACTGGACTTCACGGTAGATACGGTCGGCGGGAAGTTCGGCGTTGTAGGTGCGGAGGCAGTAGTCCTGGGTCAGGCGTTCGTGCTTGGCGAGGACGGCTTCGACAGTTTCCTCGCCGTCCGCGCGGGACTTGCGGAGGTACGCGACGATCCGGTGGAAGGGGGGCAGTTTTGTTTCCATGGGGATTCCTTTCGTTAGAGTAAGATTACGCCGAGGACAACCACGAGAACAACCACGAGGACCAGCACAAGCGCGAGCGAAATGAACAGCCATGTGATATACTTGTTCTTTCTGTCCATCCGAACGCGATAGTCCTTGAGCTGTCCTTTCAGATCGCGCAGGTCATTTTCGAGACGGGAGATTTCGTCGTCTTTGTGGCGAATTTCGAGGTCATATAATTCTGTGAGGTGGGCGACGTAGCTGTAATAATCTTCTTCGTCGATTTCGTCGTCTGTATCCGGGAGATCATCGGCGTTGATGTCGATGCCGAGTTCCTTGAAAAACTTCTGGGAAAACTCGGTCGGCCAGCGGTCGGTGGTTTCAAACTTCATGTAGCGGTAGTAGGTGCTGGGGGCGGTTTCGGTTTTTTCGATCATGCGACTTGCCTTGATGTCCTTCTGTTTCATGATCGCGCGAACCTGCTGCATTTTCATTCGGGGAGTCCTCCGGATTTAATGTTGTTGGGAGAGAGTGAGAGTATTTTGGGAGTTTTCTCACGGATTTTCACGGTTTTCCAAGGGGTGGGTGAGATTTACAACCAAAAAATGGTGGTGCAGTTCTGAATTTTAGCACTTGTTTCCTACAGGAAAGGTGTGTTATAATAGCACCGAAATGTTTGATACCTATAGTGTACAGCATTTCACAAGGACTATCAATTGACAATCCGCACAAAAAAGAGCGGAAAAATTTTTATTTTAAAATAATACAGGAGGTAACTTATGACGAAGGCTGAAATGGTTAAGAGAATCATCGAAATGTTAAGAGGGTCCAGCTACGGTACCGTACTGCTGATTTATAATTTTGCGATCGGAGTTACCTCCGCGACGAAGTAGGGGGGATGACAAGAAGAAAACCGGAAGCGGGTCTCCGACGGGGAGAGGGCTTCCGGTTTTTTGATTTATGTAAACGGTATCAATAACCGAGTTCAGTGACAGCATATACTGCCTGTGCGTTGGTGAATTTTTCATATTCAAGCTGGCGGATCAGTCCTTCACGGGAGAATGCCGAATAGTCAAGATATTCCTGCCCCCTGCGTACTGCCTGTTCAAACCAGTCTGCACCGCAATTGTCAGCTCCGTAAACCGCTTCTTTGTGGGTATATCCTTCATATTCAAGCTGATGAATCAGTCTCTCATAGGAGAATGCGGAATATTCCAGATAATCTTTAGCACGTTTGAGGGCATTTATCATTCCGATGGTGTTGGTATTTTCGGTATCGGCTTCAATATAGGAGGGAATTTCGGGAATATCATGTCTGCCGTCGTATTCGCGGATGGCATTGAACGCATATTCCGCTTCGGCAGGGGTGAATTTCTGATAGTCTACCAGCCATTCATACGCATCTTCATACGTCCAAGAAGAACCGTGTTTTTTCAACGTCTTATATGCCTGTTCGCTCCAGTCCAATCCGCAGTTGTCAGCAGCATATACCGCTTCATCATGAGGATATCCGATACTTACGATAAACTCAATCAGAGAAGCACGGGACCACTCCCTCATATCCAGATAATCCTGTGTTCTTTCCAACGTGCGCTTCATTCCGTCTGTTACAACGGAAGGGGTATCATAACTGGGTGTTCCCTTGCTCACTGTCGCCATGTTCCGTGCGGCATCGTAGCCGACTTCCAAGCCGTAGGCTTCGGCCAGAGCACGGAGGGGAGCGTAGGTAGTGCCGTTGTAGATGAACGTCATGACATCGTTTCCGTTTGCGTCCTTCGGCTGGAATTCCGATCCGTTGACGAGGATTTTGACGGAGGGGTCTACGCTGATGGAGATCATGTTCCCGGCGGCGAAGGACGTGACAGCCAGGGCACACGCCGCACCGACGGTGAGAAGGGTTTTTGTGACTTTATTCATGAGAGGGTTTCCTTTCGTTTTGTTGATATATCCATTATATCCCACATTCATTCAAAATACAACACTATAGCGCAAAAAAGAGCAGGAAATTTTTAATCCTGCTCTTTTTCTTTGGGGGCGGCGAGGTCGTTTGCGAGTTTTTCGAGGACTTCCCATTCTTCGACGGACAGTTTGGAGAGGGCTGCAATCAGTCGTTTCTGGAAGGTATCCTCTTTGTCGGCGAGGGTGCGACCGACGAATTGGGCGATTTCTTCATCGCGGTTCAATGCGGCAATCATGTCACCTTCACCATTTACAAGCCACTGGGTATTAATTCCGAACTCATTCACAATCATTTTAATGATTAGTTCACTGGGTTCAACTCGACCGTTTTCGATGTTGTTGATAACATCGCGGCTCACGCCTAAGACTTCCCCGAAGGCGGTTTGTGAGAGTTTGTGTGCCTTTCTTAACTCTTTGATGCGTTCTTTAATCACGTCATCACCTCCGTTAAAGTAATTATAGCACACATTTTTGAGTATGTCAACACAAATTTGATAAAAATATTTTTTGGTAATGGGTTGACAAACTCAATGCAGTGTGCTATAATGAGCACGTAAGCACAAATGATATATTTTGTTGAGTAATAAGCACAAAATCAAGGGAGGTGAGGGGGATGAGGAGGAACGACATATCGTTCTGGAAGCGGCTGAAATGTCTGAAGCCAGTGCTGCGATATGTATTTTTCAATATACCGCCAGACAGGAGACCCACTAAGAAGTGCCCATGGTGCGGTGAGGAGACCTATTCGGACGAAAAAGCGAATTACTGTGTATGGTGCGCGAAACCGTTGCCGGAGGAATTCAGAAGAAAGAACTGAGGATAGTTTTTATCTTTTCACATCCGTAGGCGGAAAGATACTGTTTTACAGCATCCGCGAAAATACCGCCTGCATGACCGAGCAGTTTTCTGAAGCGCACAGCGGCCAGTTCAGTGGCGGGAGTTTCGCAGATTGTATCAGGAAGGGATTCTTCGAGACGGTCGATCAGATTTTGGTCCAGATCATCCTCTTCGCGGAGCATACGGATAAGCGAGAGGGCGGCCTTTTCCGTCCAAGGGTACGGATTTCCGCAATTGGGACAATATTTCGGAACCGGAGTGCTGCTGGAGATAAAAACGATGCTGTCGGACGGATCGTCCATTTCCGCTCCAGCAATCGGAGTATTACAGTTACTGCATGAGGTGATAACCTTTGCGCCGCATTCTTCGCAGAAATTGCGGTTGCAGAAGGTGCTGCTCAGGGTACTGGAGATCATATGTCCGTTTGTACAGACAGCGGCGACATAGTATGATGCCATAGGGTTCCTCCTTCAAATGAAATTATGGTGATCTTATGGTAACACAAGCAGCAGAAAATAGCAAGAGAATTTATAAAACGGAGGTATAGAAAATGAAAGAACACGAACAGAAGGTCATCGAAGCGATGCTGGCGGCGGTCAGCGAAATGAATGAATTTGAAATGGGGTACTTCCTCGGTTACGCCGAAGCAAAGGCGCAGGAAGCCGAACGGAAGAAGTCCGCAGATGCGGACAAGGACGACGAAGAAAAGGGAGAGGGGGTGTGAGAGGATAATGCGGCGAACAAAAATTGATGAAGACATGGTCTTTCCTGCGGTAAGGGATACGTTCAAGAAGAAACGCTTCCGCGAAAGACACCCGGGAGTGTTTAATGCGCTGGTGGCTTTTATCGTAAGTCTTGCAACGTGTATTGTCCTGAATTATGTAGGATGGGGGGTGTGAGAGGATGAAAGTTCTGATGAAAGGCATCACGCCGGACGGTACCAAAATCCAGATTGAAGACTGGAGTAAGGATTATCCGTCCTGCCATAAATATGGCGACCTTCTTGTGGCATATCCAAGGATCAGAGGACAGGCAGAACGGGTACAGCTCGATACGGATGACTTTATGGGTGCTATGACAGCATTCAAACTTCTGGAATCCGGGGCGGTCAAAGTTGAAGAGTGCGCGTTCATGGGTATGCGGTGTGCAAGACCGGTTCCGCTGAGTGAATTATGAGGGGAGGTGAAGAAAAATGGGGAAGCCAGTGATTATTGATTCGGATGTACTGCGGTATCTGGTGCAGGAGCATCTGGCTCTCGTGAAGGAGGTAGAGATCGAGGCGAAGGCTACGATCATCGCCTGTGAACACTGTGCATATCAGATCGAAAACTTCGCGGAATGCGAAACGGCGGGCGGCGTATGTGACAGCTGCAAGGTTCGCGGAACGTGTCCCTGCAACGGATGCGGCGGAGACTCCAAAAACTTCGAGTGGCGGGGTGTCGTAGAAGAGAACGAACCGGACGAAGAAGAAGTAACGGAGTTTATGAAGATGCTGATCGAAACAAAGGCATGATATGAAACGCGAACGCAGAGGGACGGGGGATTTTCCCCCGGTAATGCGGGATTGACGGTTTCAACCCCGTCGGTCGCGTTAAATTAAAAAAATGGGAGGTATGGTTTATGACCATTGATAAACTGGACGGAATTCTCCGGAAGTTTGAAGACGTCCATCACCAGAAGCCGGAATACATCTGTCTGGCCGAGGATACCTATCAGGAAATCGCCCGACAATCCGGCAGACAGCTCCGGGCGGATGATGTGATGTATCTCCGGAACGTGCGTCTGAAAGCGGTTTATTTCCAGTCGCCGGCCGAAGTGATCTGCTGCGGTAAACGGTTCGAAGAGCGGTATCTGGTCACGCCGGGAGGGGATATCATCACCTCGGAAATGCGTCCGGACAGTGCGGCGGCTCTGCTGATCCGGATTGCGGAGGTGTACGCACAGTATCTGTTCCGGGCGGGGGATGTTATTCAAACGGACATTTCCGATGAAGAACGAGATGAACTCTATGACGAGATCACCGTCGTGGAAGCAAACTACGCGAACCTCTGCACGATGTACGAGCTGGACGAAGGCGCGTTTATCGCCAAATACGGCAGGTACGGCTCACCGGATGTGGAGAACATGACAATCCAAATGGATGTGCTGATTCACGGAGGTACCGGAAATGGTTGAAGAAGTTCTGAGAATCCTGGAACACCGAGGGATCCAGCGGAAGGAGATGGCCGAGATGATCGGCATTTCCGAAGGATCGTTTTTGAATAAAGCGAACGGCTACAATGACTTCACGGTATCGGAGCTTGAGAAGATGTGTATCATCCTCGGCATCAAGTTTCAGCTGTTCCACACTCCGGGAGGGTGGGATATTGACGCATGGCGGGAGAGACGTGCCGCAGAGGCTGGAAGTTCCGGGCGGAAGGCACGGAAAGACTGTAAATAAAAACGGAAAGCCGGGTCTGTCCGGCGAATAGAATCTAGTGAAAGGAAGGTGCTTATCGTGGAAATGGAGATCATCAAGAAAACCCGCGAAGTGGTCGATGGGGTAGAGTACAACGTTACATACTTAAAAGGGAAGTACGGGACCTCGACCGTTTACGATCCGGTACGGACACCCGAGCAGCAGGCGAAGCGTGACGAAACGCTGAGACGTGCCGCAGCGGATTATGCCCGGGCGTGCATCCGCACGATGGGGATCGAATGGGCCAGGAAGCACCTTTCTGTCGAAGAATAAGAAAGGAGCCTTGGAGATGATGAACATGAAGGACATCGAAGCGGCGATCACCGCAAAGGCGGAAAAGCTCCGCGCAAGAAAGTTATCGGAAGAGTATATCACTCAGAGATACGATCATTATTATGCCCTGTACAAAAACGCAGTTCTGGAACACAACGGAATGTCGGTTGATTATTACATCACCTTCAAGGCGTATGAAATAATTGCAAAAGAGAGGGAGTTAATATGATCGACAACAAACGGCAGCAGGCGATCAATGATGTGATCGGAAGGATTCTGCGGGGGCTGGCATACGATCAGCACATCAACGGGATTCCGCTCACGTTTTCGGTAGGTATCAGTGACGGCGCGGACATGATTAATAATGTGATCGTGATCCACGAGGCTCCGGGCGAAATCATCAGGGACATCATGTTTCTCGAAGAGCGTTTTCCCGGTGTGAAGGTGGATCAGAAGCGCGGCGGAATCTGGATCGACTGTGAGCATGTGCATCTTGAAAAACGGGAGGTACCGTTTTTGCGGAAGATTCGTGAACTGGTGGGGTGTCCGGCATGACGAAAGACGAAGTGATGTATGCCGCGAAAGAGCGGAAACCGGTCGTCTGCAACGGCATCCGGTACCGCAGGATTTCGGCGATCATTTTCCGTTACATCGGAGATACCGACCGGATCGGGATGGCGCATAATGTCCCGAACGAAATGATGCTGGTGGAACTGGAGGACCTACACACGAACAGCCGGACCATTGCAAACCCCAGTGCGGTTGAACTGGGGAGGTGGTAACCATGGCGGTTCGGACGACGAAGGTGTGCGAACACTGCGGATGCCGGTTTGTCACAGAAGATGCGGAAGCATGGGCGTACAAGCGGTATATGCGGATGCCGGGTGACCGGATGTGCAAGGTACACTGGTTTCACACATGGAGCTGTCTTGTGGCGGCACAGAAGAAAGCGGATGAATACTTTGAACCGATCTTCCGGGAACAGCGTGAACGGGAGTTGGAGAAAAAGAGGGAGTATGAACGTCTGCGCCGACGGAAACGGAGAGCGGCAAAAAGGGATGGCGCACGATGCAAGGCTGAACCATCGTGCGCCATCCCAGATAACAAAAGAAAGGAAGAAAACCTGTCCCCGTAAACAGTATAGCACACCTGAAACGCGGCCAGGGTACCACGCGAAAAAATAATGAAAAAAAGTTTGGTTATCACGAAACCTCTTGCGGACAAGCTGATGAAGCTGCCGGCGGAGGTGGTCGGCGGTGCGGTGAAGTATCTGATCCTGCGGGTGTTTGAAGATGCGCCGGAAGATGCGAAGTACCGCCCGATCGAGAAAATTCTGGAGGGGAGCCGGAAGACGTCACAGGAAGACTGTGAACGGATTCTGGCGTACCTCAACGGACGTTTGAAAACACGATACACGCTGACGGATTCCGTCCGTACAAAGATCAATGCACGTTTTTCGGAAGGATGCACGGTGGAAGATTTCATCACTGTGATCGACACGAAAGCGGAGGAGTGGATCGGGACGGATGCGGCGAAATACCTCCGTCCGGAAACGCTGTTCGGGACGAAATTCGCGGGCTATCTGAATCAGCGGGCGGTTGAACGGCAGGGAGAGAAAAAGGACGAAGGCAGTTTTGATACGGATTCGTTCTTTACCGCTTCACTGGAACGCTCTTACAGCAAGGATATAACGGACGATTGTCCGTTTTTGAAATAACAAAAGGAAGGGTATCAAAAATGGAAGACTTTGTTTCCAAGGCAATTGAAAAGATCGAGGGTGGGCTGTCCTCGGTGAAAGGTCAGAAGGAAGGTGTGGTCAAACGTCCGGTCGCGGACGCACTGATCTCGTTCTGCCGTCAGCAGGATGAATTCGCGCAGGCGGTCGTCCAGTCGGAAAAGACGTTCGCGGACTGCGTGGCGCACGTTGTCGCGGGATGTGGGAACGCACTGTCGGACATTGAAGCCTACCGGAAAGCGGTGGGCTTCTGGTTCCCCGGCGCGGTCGTGGATATGGTATTGACGATCCGCATGAGCGAGTTCGAGGAACCGGAGAAGGAAGCGGTTCCGGAGGTTCCCGCAAAGCCGGAAAAAGCAAAATCCCAGATGACTGGAAATCTGGAATTCTCACTGTTTGAGCTTCTGTGAGGTGCGGGATGGATATTCTTGATGAAAAATACCGGAGCATACCGCCCGAATGGGAAGATCGGGTATTGAACCGGGTGGAACATTTCATTTTCTATTATAAATATTCTTACCGGTGCCGTCAGGGCTTCTGCACCCGCTGCGGAGCAGAGCTTGAAGCCTTCCGTGAAGACACAAACCTCTGGGCTGAATTTTACCGGGCAAAGCACAACGAGACGGGTTTATGTCCGAACTGCAGGGAACAGATAACATTCAAGGCGACCGGTCGTTTCCGTAGTTGTAATCCGGAAGGCCTCGGACAGATTATGCGGCTGTTGTTTGTGGAGGTACATTCGCCGGAATGTGTCTGGGTGAGAGGGTTCTACATTATGATCCGCTTCCGGAGCTTTTTCAGCAATCCGGAGGTAGAGTTTTCGGAGGAAGTGCGTTATGAGCTGACGCCGGGGAAGGCGGTCATGGCGGCGCGGACATACAGCAATCTGAGCGGACATACCCAATGGAGACGTCGAAAGTCGATCGGTGAACCGTGGCCGTTTACCTGCAATGGATGGACAATTTCGTATGATATTGTCGGGCTGGAAGATTTACAGAAGACGTTTCTGAAGTACATACCGACAGAAAAATTTTCGGACAGGAAGTATCCGATCAAGCTGAGCGGATACCGCTATGAAACAAACCGGGTTCCGTGGGGACGGATTCTTTCCTGTGCGGCGAGATATCCGTTTGCGTTCGAGATGGCGGTGAAGTTCGGTTTGGAAAACCTGTGGGAACCGTTGGTGTGTCAAAGCACCAAGAATGCAAACCACATTAACTGGCAGGCGAAGGATGCACGTCAGTTTCTGCGTGGCATCCCGAAACAGGATTATAAAGCGATCCTGAAAAGCAAGGACATCCTGAACACGATGGATATGTACAAGCATCTGAAAGTGTCCGCCAAAGAAGCGGAGCGGTACAGCACCGGATTTGTCTGGCATGATGTCGCGGAACTGTCGAAGCAGATTGGCGATGCACCGAAGGCGATCATGGATTATCTGACAAAGCAGGGGTACCGGAACGGCGGGCTGTCCGTCCTGCGTGACTACCGGAGTTCGGCGGAAGTTCTCGGACGTGATACGGATGTACCGACGATCCGGTGGCCGAAGCATCTGACAGCGGCTCACGACGAATTCACGAAGGCGGCACAGCATCTGAAAACGGAGATGAAATATCCGTCATACCGGAAGAAGACTTATCCTCGATACCGGAATTTATATGAATTCGTTGAGGACGGGTATATGGCGATCGTGCCGGAGCAACTGTCGGACATCAAACTCGAAGGTACGATCCAGCACCATTGTGTCGGCGGGTATCTTGACCGGCACGCGACCGGAAGCACCATCATCATTTTTATCCGCCGGACGATGCTTCCGGCAATCCCTTTGTATACCGTCGAGATTTCTCCCGACGGAAATCTCCGTCAGATACAGGGGTATCACAACGAAGAACGCAACAAACCCACACCGGAAGCGGACGCCTTCGTGAAACGCTGGCTTACCGAAGTCCAGCGCAGACTTGCCAAAGATAAAAAGAAGAAAGAGGAAGCGGCATGAACAACACCATCATCCTCCGCACGCCGGACGTGATCGCGGCGGAGATCAACACCATCAAACGCACAACGGCAAAATACGTCCTTGAGCAGTCCATCGAGATCGGACGTCTGCTCTGCGAAGCCAAGGAAGCCGTCCCCCACGGAGAGTGGGGGCACTGGCTCGAAGAAAACTGTGCCTATTCCACCAGCAACGCGAACAACCTCATGCGGATCTACACCGAATACGGCGAGGATGACGAGCAGCTGTCCTTCTTCGCCGAAAACAAACTGGAACTGTACGGCGATCTGAACCGTTCGCAGGCGATCGCGCTCCTTGCCCTTCCTCCGGCCGAACGTGCGGAATTCGTGAAGGAAAACGATGTTCCCGCGATGTCGGTGTCGGAGCTGGAAGCGAAGATCAAGGAAGCGAAAGCCGAAACCGACGCGGCGGTGCGGGCCGAAATGGGTGCGGCACTGAAAAAGGCGAAGGCGGACGTCAGCGAGCAGAAACGCCGTGCGGACAAGAACGCGGCTGATCTCGAAAAAATGAAGAAGAATCCGGAACTGAAGAAGGTACAGCAGGAACTCATGGAAGCAAAATCGTCTCTGGAAAATCTTCAGTACGTTGCGGAAGCATCGGCGGCGGAAGCGGAACGTCTGAAAAACGAGAGGGATGCGCTTCAGCTGAAGTTGAAGCTGTCCCAGCCGGTCGTCGCGGAAATCACGGAAGAACAGCGGGAAGCGATCATCGCGGAAGTAAATTCCCAGATGTCTGCAGAAATGGCGGCGAAGGACGCAGAACTTGCGAAACTGCGGCTTGCGGCGAATCCAATGGTGTCGAAGTTCTCGGCGTATCTCGATCAGATGCAGATCGCCTTTCACAACATGGAGGAAATCATCCTCAATGTGGAACCGGAAGTTGAGGAAAAGCTGTCGCGTGCGCTTGAAAAGGTGGTAACCGCGATGGCGGAAAGGATGGCGGGAAATGAATGATCGCAAAAAAGATGCAGAGTATATCCCGAAGAAGAAAGAATACATCGTGACTATGCTGATTCGGGACAATTTTTATCATTACGAGCGTTTTCCGGTCCCGGCAGAATCAGCCGCACATGCCATTCGTCAGGTTACGGACTGGCTACGCGAAAATACGGAAACCTGCGAGTGGTCGGATTTTGAATTCAAACATGTAGAAGAAAGGGGAAGAAAAAGACGATGAGCAAAGAACTTGAACTGAAAACCTGTCCTTTTTGCGGGCAGTACGCAATGATGGACCCGGATATTGATCCGCGGGATGCGTGCACTTGTGACGGTGCACAGAGCTGGCGCGCCAGATGCCGAGTTTACGAAGCACGGGTAAGTGCAATGGAAAAGCTCTGCGGAAAAGAATGTGAAAAAAATCAGCGCACATTATCATCCGGTTGGTGAAGAAACCTTCGCGCTGCTGAAGGATGTGCTTCACGGGGTTTGTTTTGAACAGATCGGAAAAGTAGTTATTGCGCTGACGGACGGAACTGCGCTGACACTCAGCACGAAGGGTGTTAGGCGGGTTGCGAAGGTGGATTTGGAATTAGGACAGTAATCTACATTATTATAAGGCACATTGCGGACAGGGTTCCGCAATGCAGTCCTTGTAAGGGATATTAACAATTCACGCATCACGAAAACGGGAGGGGCGTATGAAGTGCAAATACAAGGAAAAGATCATAGAAGCCGGCGACATGATCTTCGGCGCGGTATATGCTACCTTCCGTAAACCGGGAAAGCGGAGAGGAAAATATCGGGAAACGTCAGAGACCCAATCAAAACTTAACGACCGGAAGGCAAGAGAAAAGCTGACGTGGAAAGTTCATGCGAACTTCACGAAGAAGGACTACGTTGTCACTCTGACCTATGCGGAAGGATGTCATCCGGATACGGAAGAACGCTTCGACAAGGATGTCCGGAACTACATAGGAAGACTGAAACGGTTGTACAAGAAGTATAACGTGGAACTGAAGTATATTGTCATCAAGGCGTTCGGAGAGAGTGGGAGATGCCATCTGCACATTATCGTGTCCGGCGGTGTGGATCGGGAACTTATCGAAAATGCGTGGGAATACGGACGGAGAAATACCAGACGTCTGCAATTCCACACCTGTGGTGTAGTGGATTTATCCCGGTACCTTTCGGATCAGCGTCACGCCGGTAAGCGGAGATGGAGCGGTTCGCGGAATCTTGTTGAACCGATCGAGCGGACCAATACGACCAGATATGCACGGAAGGACATTGCGGCGATCGCGGAGAGCGCAAATCCGCATAAGTTTTTTGCAGACCGTTATCCTGGATACTGGCTTTCCGAATTCCCGGAAGTGGAGAAGAATATGTTCAACGGCAGTTACTACATGACGTTTGTGATGTACAAGCCGGAGAGTGACAATCTGGAAAGATATGCACGGAGGAAATCGTGAAGAAAGAAAACTACATAAACGGCATCCGGATGATCCCGACCGAAGACGAAGAGCAGATATGGCTTTTTTCATGGGCGAAGATAAATTCTGGAAAGTGGCCGGAACTGGAGCTGCTGCATCACATCCCGAACGGCGGGATGCGATCGAAGTCTGAGGCGGCGCGATTCAAGGCTATGGGAGTGAAGCGCGGAGTATCGGATGTATTTCTTCCGGTTGCCAAAGGTGGATACCACGGATTATACATTGAACTGAAAGCCAAGGACGGAAGGCCGGAAAAAGAACAGAAAGACTGGATCGCCGCTGTGCGGGAGCAGGGGTACTATGCTGCTGTGTGTTATGGTGGTTTTGAAGCGGCGAATCTTGTGGAAGCATACATGAAAGGAGAGGTTGCAAAACCTTGAAGAAGGATTTTATCAGAGATTATGCAACGGCGGCGTTTGTGTACTGGGCGCGGCATGGTTGCCCGACTTACGACGAAGCGGCAGAACGCATTCGTGCGCGAGCACTTCGCCGGGCGCAGGGAATTGATCCTGCAAAGGCGTTGGTATACGCCGACGCGGAGGTGGACAAAGCGGCGGCCGGACTGTGCGATATTATGGCGTGCTCGGAAACATTCCGGGTTCTGGAAGACTCCGGCAAGGGGTTGGTGTGTGATGCTGTACGGGCAGTATACATGGTGGAACCGTGGAAGAAACCGCAGCAGCACGATATCAGTAGCAGGGTGTTAAAGTTTGCACTGAGGGTACCGCTGTCAGAACGGCAGGTGTGGTATTATCTCGATGAAGCACGGAAAACCTTTGCAATCATGCGCGGACTGCGCGTTGAAGAAGACGAAATCGATTGATAGACTCCCCCCACCCTTATGTGCTCAGGTTTCAAAAAAACGGGAAGGGGGAGAATGAAAATCAATACGAAGAAGCATAGAAAGGAGAGGGGAAGAAAGGTGGATCACGATAAGAACAGTGAAACATACGCTGTACTTCCGTTGAAACCGTGTCGGCGCACGGGTTGTCCGGAATTGGTTCGCGGCGGCGGATATTGCGAGAAACATCAGAGGGATGTCCGGCGGGTGAAGCGAGCCATACAGGGAGAACGGGGAGAATCGGGAGAATGGCATGGGCTGTACTTCACAGAGCGATGGCGTGAGATGCGGGCGGCACAACTGATTCGCGAACCTTACTGTCGTGAATGCGGACTTCACGGCGTGCGAACCAAGGCAACGGACGTCGATCACATTGTGCCGCACCGTGGAAATCGAACGCGTTTCTACGATGTCTCGAACCTTCAGTCGCTGTGCCATGCTTGCCACAGCCGGAAGACAATGGCGGAGCGGCGGGCGTTCAACACTCCCCGCCTGCCTTAAAACTTATACAGGCAATCCCTCCCAACCGCCACGCCTCTCGTTTGCGCAAAAAGTCCCTGTTTGAACTTTTTTGAAATATGGCGGAAAGCGGGTTTGCTACACAATTATCATACATAGGCGTGCGCTAGGTAAATGCGGCGTAAATCATAGTGGAAAGGAGAAACGGGATGCAGAATCCGAAAAAAGTTGAAAATCTCAAGGGCCATTTAAGCAACGAGGAACTGGAAGAGCGGGAACGTCAGGAAGGAGCATTCCGGCGAGAGAAGGTTGAAATCCGAATGCCGGAATCGTTGTCGAATGACATCACCGGTCAGCAGATATGGGCGCAGACGTTGAATGATGCAGACACGTTCGGAATTTTCGATAACCTTGACAGTGAAACGCTCGGATCGTATTGTTCGATCGTGTCGCGGATCACATCACTGAGGAAAAAATATCTCTCGGCGTTGAACGGGCATCGAAAAAACGCGGATGTGCTGGAGCTGTCGAAGGAACTGAGACTGCTGGAAGCATCACAGCTAAACTACGCAGGAAAACTGGGGTTGACACCGGAGAGCCGGGTGAGACTGGCGCAGAAACTGGTACCGCCGGAGACTGATCCGGACGATGATCTGTATGGAGACTGAGCGAACGATGGACGCTGTCACACAGTATGCGTGGGCTGTACTGAATACGGATTACGGGAAGATGTGTGCCAAGCCGGAAAAGCAGGCCTGTGAACGGCATCTGCGGGATATGGAACGCGCGGAAAATGATCCGGAATTCCCGTGGGTGTTTGATTGGTCGAGGGTGGAACGGATTATACGGCACTTCGCAAATATTCCGCGCGTGGATGTTGCCGGTGAGATGATCGAACTGGAACCGTGGCAAATCTTCGACTACGGGAACATCTTCGGATGGGTAGAACGGGAAACCGGGAAGCGGAAATACGATACCGCTTATATCGAAAACCCGAGGGGGCACGCGAAAACGACGATGGCGGCGGGAACCGGGCTGTACTTCATGACCGGGGATGCGATTTATCCGCCGGGACAGCCAGAAGCGGCGGTGTATGAGTTGCAACCGGAAGTCAACATTGTCGCGGTGGACAAGTTTCAGGGGCGAAAAGCCCGTGAGGACATGGCGACGATGGCGGAAAGTTCAAAGGCACTTTCCAAGAGGCTTTCCGTCAAGCGGTCGTACATACGGCACAAGAAGCGCGGCGGGGAAGTTGTGGTTTTCTCCAAGGACAAGAAGAACAAGGACGGCGGTCGTCCGTCGCTGGTTATCACGGAAGAATACCATCTGCATCCCGACAGTTCGCAGCATGACGCGGCCCGTCAGGGGATGGGTAAACGGGCGCAGTCACTTGACCTTATCATCACGACGGCGGGGGAAGACTGCGAGAACAGCCCCTGTTACCGGGATCATCTGCAGTATCTGATGATCCTCGACGGGAGGATCGTGCAGGAAAACGTGTTTGTGATGATCCGGACGATTGATGAGGACGACGATCCGCATGAAAAATCGTGCTGGTACAAGGCAAACGCGTTCTTCCGGGCGGGGAGTGAGTACGGGAAACGGCTGTATACCCGCGTGGAGAACGAATACAACGATGCCTACGCGAACAATGATCCGGACAAAATCCGGAAATTCCTTATCAAGCGTCTGGATCGATGGCAGGCAGACGCGCAGAACAAGTATTTTTCGGGTTTGATGGATCGCTTCAAGGCACTGGAGGTTTCTTCGGAGGAATTCCGTGAACTGACGAGAGGGATTCCGGGGTATTACGGGTTTGACCTCTCCAAGACCACCGACCTTACCGGAGCGGCATGGTGCGGAAGACTTCCGGACGGGCGGATCGCGGTGTCGGTGATGGGATTTATCCCTCAGAACCGCGCGGAAGAGCACCGGAGGTCTGACCGGATTCCCTATCTGGAATGGGCAAACGCCGGACACGTTATCATGACACCAGGGGATGTTGTGGACAATGCGTATGTCGAGGACTACATCTACACCTGCGAGTCAGAGACGGACGGTGTGACGCACGCAAACGGGCGGACGGCGGTGGAAGTCGATTATGACGGTTACAATGCCACGGACATGGCTCTGCGGATGCGGGGGCACTATAACTCCGAGGAGAAGGTGGTGGAAATCCCGCAGACGTGCGCGGCACTGAACCTCGGGACGAAGCGGTTCCGGGAACTGGTGCTGACCGGGGAGCTGGTGGCGGAGTATTCGCCGTTGTTTGAGTGGTGTCTGAACAATGCCGTGGAGCAGAGGAACCAGAACGACAACATCAAGCTGTCGAAGCGGCACAAAGATGACACGCAGCGCATTGACCCGGTCGCCGCGCTGATGAATGCGATGACGCGGCTGATCGTGGCGGTGGACAACAAGGTTGACGTAAACAAGGCAATCGAAGATCGCGGGTATGTTTTTGACTGAGAAGGGAGAGGGAAAATGACAAACAGAGAAAAAGCTATTTGTGAAGCGTATACGGGAATTTGTTTTCTGACCGGCGAGGATCGAGATGAATACTATAAATATCTTGAGGAGCTATTCGGCAGACCAGTCTATACGCATGAGATTCCTGCGCTTATCAATGATATCAAAGAGTATTCCCGGGCAGATTTTGTGAAGGTTTGTCAGGGAAAATATGCCGAAAAAAAGACAGAACACACGGAAGAGAAGGCAGAAGTCACGAAAATCTATTTTGAATGTAACCGAAAGAGGTGTAAACTGTGTGACCCGCATTGCAGACAGACAACGGATGTGCGGTTTGCCAAGAATTTCGATAAAGTTATGCTGCGAGAGGGAAATGTTTTTGTGGAACTGACAAAGGACGATGCGGAGAGTTTCCGGGAACAGCGTACCTATCGCAATATGTACCGGCTGATGGAAGTTATGGATCATGCGGACATTGCGAGGATAATCATGACACACAAGGGAACAGAAAAGGCTATACGGACGGTGGCTCTGGAGGATGAAATCCGGATTCTTGCAGGAAATAACTTTGTGATCGATCTTCGTCCGCTGGCGCAAAGATTGGCCGACACTGACACCGAAAAGACGGACTATAATACATGGCTGGATCATGTGTGGCGAAGACTTCGGGAAGGGGTCAGTCCGGAAGATGTGGTGAAAGATTTGCAGTATCTTTTGGATAAGTCAATTGAAAAAATTACGGAGGAATGAAAGATGGCTGAGTATATCGACCGGGAAAAACTGTTTGAACTGATTGACAAGGAATTGTCGAGGATGCCGAAAAACAACGCGGTTGAGAGGGCTTTTCGGATATTTCAGGACTGCGTTCGAAAATGTCCAAAATGCGAGAAAGGTGAGAACATGGACAAAGAACTCCAAATTGATGAAATCGTAAAAATCATCTGTCCGGTATACATGGACGGTGCAAAGTGCACATTTAACGAACGTCAGTTCGGAAAACGGAAGTGTGCCGACCCGTGTACGGTGCGAACTACGGCAGAACAGTTGATTGATGCCGGATATCGTCCGGAAGTGCAGGGAGAGTGGGAAATTACTGTTATCAAGGATGACTACAATGTGGTGAGAACAGGTGCGCCGCATTGCAGCGTATGCGGAGAAGCTGCTTCTCGCAGAACTGCATTTTGTCCCAACTGCGGTGCAAAGATGGACGGAGGCTAAGAAAATGGATGAGCATATTGAACGCGAGAAGCTGATTGGACTGATCGACATGGCTTTTTATGAAGCGGATGGTGTGGAACAGAGCGGGATTTTGAAGTGTCGGAAGATCATTCGAGAGTGTCCGGTTGCCAAGAAGAAGACACAGCAACGTGTTGTCAGAACCAGACGGGCACCCAAAGGGTATCCGTATGATCCTAGTGTGACGCAAAATTTAAACGAACTGCTGAAACAGGGATATCGTGTTGTGATGTGTCACCCAGTCGGGGATGAAGAACTGGAATACATCGTAGAAAAGTATGTGGAGGAGGATTGACATGGACAAACGTGAACGGCTTTTCAAGATGCTTGTGGAGGCAAATTACATGGTGGCGGGGGATGTTGTTCCGCGTTCGCCGGCTGAACGCTTGTATGCGATTGTCGATTATCTCTTTGCCCACGGTGTGGAGATTCCGCCGTGCAAGGTGGGAGATACGGTTTATCAGACGGACGGTGAGAGGGTGTATGAATATGTGGTCGAAAACGTATTCTACAATACCGACTTAATCACTTTCGACGAAGCGGATATTGGAAGATTGGTTTTTATTAACCGGGAAGAAGCGGAGATCGAAAAAAGAAGGCTGAATTTTCTCGAAAATTCAGAAATTGATTGAAAAATGTGTGAAGGAGGACGAAAATGGCACGAAATAAAAGCCGGGCGCGGATCGTGCAGGAAATGCGGATCAAAAACGATCGGATGCGACGGGAACTGGACAATATGGATAAATTATTAGGATTGCTGTATGGTTCAGGCGTATTTCCTGATCCTACAAAAAACGAAGAAACAAAAGAACTGATTGCTTATGTAGAAGACCGTCCAGAAGTTCCGGACAAAATCAAGAGGGAATCGTTGACACGCAGTATGGCAGGGGAACTTTTGAAAGTAGCGGAATTTGATGTGTTGACAGCCGAACAAGCTCCATGCGTCTTGCCGGGAACAAGGAGAATCCTGCGTGCGAGAGTCCGTGTAATTGTGAAAAACAGCGTGGTTTCGGATAAAGATTGCAGTAGCTGACCGAAAAAGTGTGGTATAATCCTATCATCGAAGCAAAGCGGGGTTGAAAAACTCCGCTTTTTTCTTTTGCTTCGGGATTTTGAGAAGGAGGTTAATCGATGCGATACATTGACGATGTGCTTTATCTGCTCGGATGGGTATGTCTGATCGTCTGTGCGTTTTCGGTCGGGTGGCAGATCGGTTTGATCGGCTGTGCGGCGGCGTTCTGGACGACGGCGGTCATCTGGGCGAAAGCTTCCGCGAAATTTGCAAAGAAAAGCCGGGATGAACCGAACAGGAGGGATATGCTGTGATATTTTCGAATGCGATCCGGAGCGCGGCGGACGGTGCGGGGTATTCGACCAAGACGATTGAGCAGATTTTCCATGATCTTCTGACGGTCGGACCGTTCGGGTGTTCTCCGGAGAACGCGGAAAAGCTCGGCGCGGTTGCGGCGGCTCACCGGATTCTGACGAATTCTCTTGCGGCGATGCCCTGGCAGATTCGCCGGAAGGACGGAGAACAGCGGCTTGAAGTGGATCACGCGCTTGCCTATCCGCTGAAGACGCGGGCGAACGCCTACATGAGTCCGTACATGGCGGAGAAGGTGATTCTTTCGCGAGCTTTTTGGTACGGTGCGGGGTATGCCTACATCGAGAGGGACGAACGCGGAGCGGTTTCCGAGATCATTCCGATTCCGGCCGAACCGGAAATTTCCATGAATGCGCGGGACAATATGCGGTGGTACAAATTCACGGTACCGGACACGCAGGCATACGGGAAGGTGCTGACGCGGAAGTTCGCGGAATCGCAGATTTTACGCTTCCTGTTTGAGACTTACGATGGTGTCGGCGGACGTGGGATGCTTCACATCGGGAAGGAAACCATTGACACCGATCTGAAGGCGCAGAAGTACGGGAACCGGTTCTACACGAACGGTGCGCGGCTGTCGGGGGTCATTGAGGTTGACGCGGAACTCGGTCCCGACAAGCGGACGCAGCTGAAAGAGGAATTCAACCGCAAGTATTCTGGAGACAACGCCTTCAAGGTGGCAGTGCTTGACCTCGGGATGAAGTACACGCAGCTCGGCATCAGCCATCAGGAAGCGCAGTACCTTGAAAACCGGGAATTCTCAGTGGAAGAGGTTTCGAGGGCGACAGGGATTCCCCTGCACATGCTCCAGAGCGGGAAGCAAAGCTATCAGTCGAATGAACAGCAGAGGCTTGATTTCCTGACGGACACGCTCACGCCGCATCTGGTGCAGATCGAGCAGGAGTGGAAGTACAAGCTATTCTCACGGAAGGACATTGACGAGGGGTATTACCTCAAGAAAAACGAGAATTCGATCATGCGCGGCACTCATGAAGCGCGTGCGAATTACTATCAGAAAATGATCGGCATCGGTGCGATGTGTGCGGACGACATCCGCGCGGACGAAGACCGTTCTCCCCTTCCGGACGGATGGGGCAAGAAGTTCTGGATGTCCAAAAACTTCGCTCCGGTCGATGATGAAGCGGCGTTCCGGACGGGAAGCAATGCCGGAAACGGAACGAACGCGGGAGACGGTACGGGAAAGGAGGAATAAGGAATGGCTGAATTTCATTTTAGAGCAATTCCGCAAAAACATGCAACAAATCAGCAAAAAGGTGATATAATAAGAGAAAAAGCCAAGGAGAAGGCAAATGGTAAGCAAAGAAAAGCGAGAACTTATCATATCGAATCTGGAACAGGGGATGAGCATACCGGAAGCAAGCAGAATTTTCGGAGTCCACCGTGCAACGGTCTGGCGTCTGCAGCAGCGATACCGCGAAACTCAAAGTGTGGAGTCGGACAGCCGCAATTGCGGCAGAACCGGAGAACTGGACGAAGCGGGACTGGAGCGAATGAGACAGCTTGTGGAGTCCACTCCGGATATTACGCTGGAAGAAATCCGTGAGACTCTGGGACTGCGTATGAAGAAATCGCAGATCAGTGCGATTCTCCGGAACAAACTGGGATTCCGGTTTAAAAAAAGATGGTACGCGCCAGTGAACAGAAACGAGATAACGTAAAAGCCCGCCGTGAAGAATGGCAGGAACAGCAGAAGACAATGGAACGGGAACATCTTGTGTTTCTGGATGAAAGCGGAGTAAATCTGAACATGACCCGACGGTACGGCCGTGCTGTCGGAAAAAACCGGATATATGATTATGTTCCACTGAAAACTCCGAAAAACACGACACTGCTGTCATCCATCCGTCTTGAAAATGCGTCCATGGTACATAAAGAACTCACCGGAGCGGTGAACGGAGAGACGTTTCTGGAATATATCCGGAACGATCTTGCTCCTACACTGAAAGCGGGAGATATTGTAATCATGGATAATCTGAGCGTTCACAAAGTAGCCGGTGTCCGGCAGGCCATTGAAGAAAAAGGAGCATCGGTTCTCTACCTTCCACCGTACAGTCCGGATTTGAATCCGATTGAGATGCTGTGGTCAAAGATCAAAGCATTTTTGCGCAAACGGAAGGCTCGGGAAACGGCTCTTCTTGCCAATGCAATTTCTGAGGCTTATGCTGCGGTTTCCTGTGAGGATATTCTCGGTTGGTTTTCTGCCGCTGGTTATGTGCATTCTTTCCTGGAATTGCTCTAATGGTAGTAGTTTGGCAACTAATCTTTCGAGATATGGAGAAAATTTCACTTTACTCGCATATGCTTCATCAGGTAATCCTCGATATCTGTTAACAAGTGTTTCCTTGGCAGAAAAAATGGACTCAAAATCAATAAATCAAGTTTTCAGAAATTACTATCGAGAAAAATTATGGGCAGAACATACCAAACTATCAGATAGATATCCTGGTTATACTGATTTCATTGCATGGGGACGTGATTTTCTTGAAACAACAATTCTCCCTGAATTGAAGAAAAAGAATGATGATTTCATTGATAACGGTAATGGAAAGGGAACAACTTCTTATTTTTGGATTCATAATAATGCTCCTCATGAAGTTAAAGAAGCATTGAGAATACTTGAATATTCTGGTTTGATTTATGAAGACGCTTCTGGAATACGTGCAACTCGCAGCGAAATTGGTACAAGATACATGGTAAACCTCGGATGTTTACTGGCTGTGGAAGCAACTCCAACAGCAATGGGAATGAAAATAATAAAAGAATCTGATATCAGAAGAATGAGTGAGTATGGTGCCAATTATCCTGCATATCAAGGAATTCAAGGTAAGATCATTGGAACCGAAACAGATGCACTTAAGGAACAGTTAAACAAATCAATAGATTTGCTTGAATTAACTGATTGGCAAAAGCAGAAGATGCATGAAATTTCGATTAATACGATTGGCGATCTGATCTCTGCTTCAGAAGAAAAATTAAAACAGGCTAAATATATTGCAGATGTGCGAGCAAGAACAATAAAAAATGCAGGAATCGCTGCTGTATATGAGTACTTATTAGGCTGATATCCTCTGACAAAATTCATAATTAAGTTTCTACTGTCCAA